ACATCTTTCTGATAAGAAGTGAACGTTCATTGCATCCTCGTCGCTTGTAAAGTTTCCACCTACAGATCCTGTGATCCAAGACTTCATTTTTCTATCATCTGCTTCAGAAGCTCTGTAACGGATGTGTAAGAAAGGTCTTGAGATGTTTTTACCTAACATTTGATCGTAAACTGTTGAAGTTCCAGCAGGAACAACTACACCTTCAATATCTCCAACTAGTCCTCTAGTTGTAGCGTCGTTTAAGTATTTCCAGTCTGTCTTGTAGAAATCGTAGGATCCTCTACGGAATCCGCTGAATCCTAAGTTAAGTGCCATGTCTTCAGAATTTTCGAATACACCATAAGATGTTCCTCCAGTTCCATAAGAATTTTGAGCAGCTAACATATTGTCAATACCTAAAGAAGTTGAACGATCTAAGAATAACATATTTTCTTCGATAGCCCCTTGCTTATCAAGCTCTCCTAAGATAGCGTCAAAATCGCTTAACCCTAAGTCTCCTCCAGTTCCAAAATCAGCGTCCGTGTAAACAAGACCTCTGTTTTCTAAAGCAGCGAAAAGTCCGTCAGAACCTGTGATCTCTGTTCCTCCTCCTAATCCAGCAGCTGGCGTAATTGGTGCAGCAGCTGTTTCAGCTTCGATCATAGCCATTTCTAAATGATCTTCAAAACGTATACGAGATTCGTGCTCAGACTTTAAATACCATAAGTATCCAGAAGTTCCAGCTTCAGTAGTTACTTCTACCCATCCAATCTGTGCCGTATCAGACCCGTTTACCGCGTACTTGTTACGTAAAATGATTGGCTTATTGCTGAACTGCTCGAAAGCGGCATCAACAGAAGTCCCTGCATTTGAAGTTCCTTTTGCATATTCAGATCCATATACGAATACTTTTACATTTCCAGTACCGGTAACTGTAACAGCTCCTGCGTATCCTGCAATTGTTAAAGTAGCTACTCCGTTTCCTGCAACCGCCACTTCGCTAACGTATGCTTTCTCAACTGTTAATCCAGTAGTGTCAGCGATCACGATAGTGTCTCCAGGTCCGATTAGGTTTTTGCTAGTAGCTCCAGCAGCAGCTGGAATTGTTATTGACGTTGCCGATACAACAGTAACGTCATCATAAGCAATGTGTAAACGCCCTTGCTCAGACCATACTACTTGGTCGGATGCCATAGGCATTTCAGCTCCTACCATACGTAAGAATCCAGAGATTGTACGGTTTCCGTAACGCTCTACTTCTTTTTCGTATACTTCTGGTAAGAATTGTTGTGTAAAATCCATGTCCCCAAGGGCCAGGTAGTTGTCGTTAAACAACGTTTGTGTTGGTCTAGGAGTTAAGTGCGCTAAAGCCGCTGCACTCCCAGTAAATGATCCATTTGCCATTATTTGTAAAGTTTAGTAATTATTATTTTCTCTTTTTAATTCTAAGCTTCGTAGTTGAGTCATTACTTCCCGGTACAGATCTAACTTTCCACCCGTTAGGTGGCTTAACATCTTCATGAGTCCCTCTCGGATTCATATCGATATTTTTAGCTTTTTCCATACTTGTTTTCATCGCGTCAGCTTTACCTTGCTGGTAAAAGTGGTTTGCAATTGCGTCGGGGTTCATAGCTGTAAATAAAGATTTGTGATAACCTTTAGCATCTGCCATTTCGTTTTTATCGTTTAAGAACTTCTTAACAAAATTTGAAATGTCTCCTTGCTTGGATTTCACTCCTTCTACATCGTTAACCTTATACCTGAATTTTTTTTCTCCAACTTCGAAATCAAAACCTTTGAATTCATTAGAAAATACTTTTTCAGTTTTTTCGTTAAATATAGAAACTTGCTTTTCTCTATCTCCTGTCAACTTCTCGCTATCTTGGTTATAACGATTGAAAAATTCAACCGCCTTTTTTTGTTCTGGGTTTAACCGAGACCCAGCTTTTATTTCTTCGTAATATTTGTCTTTTAAACTTTCTAGGTGGTTTTTAGCTTTTGCTAATTCTTCTTTCCTAGCTAATTTTTTTCTACGTATATCTCTATCCTCGTCTATATCTTCGTCAAAACTGAATCTGTCCTCCATGACAAACCCTATTTCTTCAGAATCTAAGTGAGGTTTAGTGTTTTCGTAATACTCTCGCAACAACTGATCTTCATTTAAAGATGCGTAATCTGTGTTTAGATTTACGTAGTCTTTCAAACTTCCTCCCGTATCATTCATAAAGTCTACAACTTTTTGAATATTTTCAGGTAGTTCAACGCCTGGTTCCTGATTTTCAATAGCCTCCGCAACTTGTTCTTTTACTTCCTCTACTTGTTCTTGTACTTCCTCGTCCGTTATTTCTTGTAAAACAGATTGTTCTTCATTTGGAACGGAGTCCTGTACTTCTGGAACCACTTCTTTGCTACTTTCCGCGTCTTCGGGTTCTCTGACAGGAACATCGCTTGCATTTGTTTCTTGCTCTGGAATGGCATTTGCTTCTACTTTGTTTAATTGACCTAAGTCTACTTTGATTAATCCGCTATCCTCCTGTGTAATAGGAGCAGCTTCTTGAGGTTGAGTTTCTTCAGTTTTCTCGACCTCGGTTTTTACTTCTTCTTCCATGATAAAATATTATATAATTATTACTACTATTATTACCTAGGATCACCGGATCCTAAGTTAAAATTGCCGTTAAGCACATCATTACCGGATGATTCAAAGTTTTTGGGCATTGAATCGTTTTGCCTTTGATCTATTAGCTCACTTTGTTGTGTCGCTTGTATTTTGGTTCTTTCGTCTTTTCTATCTTCTCTTTCTGCTAGCTCGGATTTTTTGCCTTGTACTTCCATTCCTTTTAGCTGCATGTTCATTTGAAACTCAAGATTCATCAACTCTTTTTTAGCGGCTACTTCCGTTTGCATTTTTTGCGCATCAATTTGAGCTTGCATTTGGGCTAATTCCATTTTTTGTTGTGTCAGCGCTTGTTGTTTTTGTACTTCAGCTTGAGCAGCAACTTGTTGAGCCTGAGCGTTAGCTTCAGACTGTGCCTGAATGTTTTGCTGTTGCATTTCCTGGTCTCTTTCTTGCTTCTCAACTCTCCTTATTTTTAAAAGTTGGTTAGCTAAGTTTATGTTTTTTATTTCTCTTATATCTATAGCATCGGTAAGATCTATTAAGCCCGCTTGTAAAGCTGTTTGTATATTATTTTCTAACACAGCTTTTTGTTCTTCATCTGGCTGCAACTCTATAAATATACCAAAATCGTATAAATATAAATCACTCATTTCTTCTAGTACAGCTACATTTTGATTACCTATCTTATGTATAAAAGCCTCTTTAGTAGGCGAATATTCAAGTATATCAGATATTCGCAATGATAGATTTTCACATAAATCTTTTGCTAAAAATAAAGTAGCGTCCAATATATGTCTTGTGGCTGTATTAGAATTAGCTGCTGCTAATTTCTGCACTCCCACTAGAGCCCTAGCGTCCGGAGTACTTCCATCTCTTGCTTCATTCAATCCAGTGACGTCTCTAATCATCTGCATATAATAATTATATGTTTGAATTAATGATTGCATTTTAGCGCCGCCAGATCCAGACTGTAATTCTTGAATAGGCACTTTGCCAGGATTCATGTCCCCCTCTTGTGTAAATGATCTACCTATTACAGAACCTGTTTGGAAAAACATATTTAATGCTTCTTGCGGGTTGTAATTTGTTCCATTACCTAAATCTACTTCGGCTAGTCCATCAGCATCTAAATAAACCCCATCTGGCACCATTCTAGATAATACTTGCTGTAGCTTTAAATGAGTAAGCTGAATCATATCAGCAAACCCTGTTATACGAGAGACAATACTTTCTATACGACCCTTATACATTCTAGGAGCAACAATACTATAGTTCATTTTAACTTTAGTATAATCACTCTTAGGGCGTATCATATTAGTAGCTATTTCCCACTTTAATGTCTTACCACCTAAAACTTTTACTCCTTCATACAATACCTCTAGTGATCTAGATAATTTTTGTATACCATATTCAACATACAATTCCTCAGGCGGATTAAACTGATCGTCTTTTGGTATAAGTTTTGCAGCGCCCGTAGCGGATTCTTTTACTTTGTAAACTTCGTTAGCATAAGTCTTATAATTATAATACAGTATTTGAACAGTATTAGAATCATCTTCATCATAATTAGTCAAAGTTCTATCATAGAATCCATTGTTTTGGTAAGATTGATTTGATATTTCTTTTAAGTCATCATTAGTAAGCCAAGGGAATTCCTTCTTTAATTCATTTATATGTACACTCTTAACTTCCCCAACATAATATATATCATCAAAGTAAGGTGATTCTGTGTATGACCAAACTAAATTAACAGGGTCTACGTATTCAACTGTAGCTCCTTCTGCTTTACTGAATCCGTTCTTAACTGCAGCAATGCCTATGGTAGCTAGGTCATAAGTGCATCTTTTCTTAGTTAAGTCGTATTTATTACCTTCTAATAAAGTATTTATAGCTTGTTCTTCTGCAAGTTCCACCTCTTGCTTATAAGATAGTTGCATGTGCAAGTTAAGCTCTTCTTTATTTTTAGGTAAATTTTCTGGATTGTTTTCAAATAAGTTAACGCCAAATTCAGCTTCTACATATTCACCAAGCTCTTTTGTCTGCATGTCTCTAAGTATAGATTCCATATACTTAGTTCTTTTGTCTACCCCATAAGGGTCTTGAGAATAAGCTTTAACATCAAACATTCTTTCTGATATACCATTAACTAATATATCTACAAACTTAGGTATTATAGGTACAGGTTTCCAATCTAAATTAAGATAAGATAAGTCTCCGTTTATTGATAACTCATCTTTGTATTTTTGTACTCCTTGTTCTCCTCTAGCATATAATCTTAAATTATGAAAAGTGTTTTGATTACTTTTAAAACGACCAATACCATTATCAGAACGAAACCACTCGTTCTCTATCGCTCTACCTACTCTAGTTCCATAGTCTAAACTCATCTTTTCAGAATCGCTAGCTATTTGGCTTGGAAAATAACTTGTTATAACTGACTCAGCCATATTTTTATTTTTCTATTAATTTCGAAACACTTCCTGCATTGGAGTATCTGCTTATTTTTAAATTTAGTTTTTGCTTTTGCCTTTCCGCGGATGGACTATATAAGTTTCTATTAACAGCCATTATAGCTAAACCCGAGCTTATAGCTGCATCAAATTTAGTTCTGTTATTAATATCAAATTTAGCCCAATCATTTAGCGTAGTATTAAAATACATTCCTCCATATTGTCCGTCTTCCTTTATTCCCACATATCTATCTATATAAGATTCAATTGCTGCAGCGTGTGCCTGCTTTATATCTTCACTAGAGTTTGGTATTCCTCCAATTTCTTTTTCTGTTTTAGACAACTTATTCCAAAGCTTGTCTGGTCTATTCATTGAATAACCTCTATATCCTCTTCTTTTTAAATAATACAAGAGTCTAGGCTTGTTATTTTCACATAACAAAGGCATGCCGTAAAACACTAAAGCCATCAATACATCTTCGAAAAACATTTCCGCTGTTTGAGGTCTAGCTAGGTATTCAAGAAAAAAGGTATTAGGGGGAGCATCTTCCATTGAAAACTTTGTAAGTCCATGAAGAGCGCCTTTAGACCCTCTGCCATCTGTTGTACCGCTAATATCATAACTATCACAGCCAAAAGCACCAATGTGATCATTGCCTGGCGACTTAAAGCCATTCTTAACATATTGTTTGTTTTGTAAATTTAAACTTGGAACCCAAGAAATATTAAATCTTCCTTGTGGATTAGGTGTAAATTTAACTTTAGTGTCTTTTATTCCGTTTTCCCAACTAAAACTTCCACGCGTTAATACTCCTGAATGTTTTAAGTCCTCGTTGTAATCTATTTGCTCGTATATCTTTACTAAATTATATAAGCTGTTTTGAGTCTCATCCCTGAAAGCATGTTCTGTTGTACGTGGAAACTGCCTGTAATGCTCGTTTAAGCCGTCCTGGTCGCCTTTTAATCCATCTGCTTCATTATTCCAATGCTCAATGACTCCGAGCTCAATAGGCTCGCCGTATGGGTCTTCTAAAGGTTTTTCAGGAGTATCGAATACGGGCATTCCGTATTTATCAATGAATCCCTCATAATTCCATTCCATAGGAATGAACATACTATATAGTCCAGATTTGGTTTGTCCATTCTTATTTCTTTTAGCTATATCCGATGCTTGATATAATTTTTTAAAATTGCTACCCCCTTTGTCTAGCGCGTTCGAGGTAGATCCCATCATGCACTTGCCGATAATTCTACTACCTAGCCGCAAACATGTTTTGGTAACCCCCCAGTTGTTTAGTATATTGTTAGGTCTTTCCCACTTACCCGATTCATCGTGAACTAAAAGTTTTAACTTTTCACCGTCATAACTATTGTCCCCTGTGTTTTTATAATCTATAGTAGTGTCTAATCCCTCCAATATTATCTGATCCGAAGCAGTATTTTGTATAGATCTTTTTGTTAATCTAGAAGCCGGGACTCTATAAGCTAATTCTTGCTTTGGTCGATCCATACCGTCCTGGATCGGTTTAAAGAAAAACGGATAGTTGATCGATATAGGCACGACTTTGTCCGTGAACATCTTCTTCGCATCAGCCCCCGATTTCGATAGTATACCGAACCTGGAATCACTCGACACTGTAGCCTGGTTAATTGTTTCTCCCGACGCCATGAATGAAAATCCAGAACGTCTGTTTTTAAGGTAACAAATACCGTAACAACGTGTATCTGCCTTGCACGCTTCCCAGAATATATAGAATAATCTGTTTGATTCACGAAAGTCGGGTAACCCCACATCGATTTTTGACCATTGCAAATACATGTAGTGAGTACCAGTAATATAAGTAGGTATATTGTTGTTAAGAAACCAGTAACCATTTTCTCTTCTTTCAAATTGCTCATCTATATAGGGTTCCCATTTTTCCTTAAAGCTATCCGGGTAGTCTTTCCACTCAAATATGCTTTGTATTCTCTTAAGTTCTTTAGGGTATTCTTCAGGTTTCCATAAATTATTACCTTTAATTAGTTTTTTTGGTTCCTTAGGTAAAGCTATTTTTAAACCTTGTATATTATATATTTCCCCTATTTGGCCGGTATTACTAATAACAATTATGTCGTTATCTTTATCGTATCCGTATTTCCAGTTTTTTAAGCTGTTGCGCTTAGATAGCACATTGCCTTTTACAGGAGTTATGACTGAGTATAGATCTTGCTTGTACATTACTTAGCTCTTCTTTCTGCAAAGCCTTTATAAGTTTTTTCCTTAGACTCTTCTTTAGGCTTTTCATTTAGCATATCCTCTTCCGCTTGTATTCTATTTAGTATTTCAAACGCATCAAATATAGCTAGCTTTTTTGTAGCCGCCGCGTTTTTAAGTCTATCAGCAGAAATGTCATCGTCTGAATCTACAATAGCTTCTTTTGCTACTTTAATTAATTCTTCAACTGCTTTGTGCCCAGCCTGGATTATATTCTTCTTCGTCTCCTTTATATTCATATTTAATTGTGATTTGATTGGTAGGAACTCGATACATTTTTTTGCCTTCTACAATAAATTCATATTCAGCTCCGGGTCTAAACCCTATAAGATCATTTGCTTTTATAGATTTAAGCGCAGGATCTTTATACTTTATTATGCCTATCCCTTCTTTTTCAAAAGAACTAGAAAACATTTTTGTTTCTTTAATAGGTTGTACAAAATTAAATCCTTCGCAAGCTAGCCATTTGTTATTTCGCTTATAGGCAAATATTTGATTAGGTTGCACAAAATATTTATCTTCTTCGTAAAAACTTCTTGAATTTTTTTCTTTACCACGTATGTCTCTAAATCTTCTGAATACATTGTGATGTATTATTATTATATCGTCTTTACGTATTTTAGTGTCGTTGAAATAGGGCTCTGAAATAACTAGCCCTATTCTTGATACATACGAATGATTCTGTAATTCTGTGTTTAATATAAATTCTGTACCGTCTATGTTTAATTTGTTTTGATAACGACTCTCTAATGGTCTTACCACAAAATCGGTATATCCTTTCATTAGTATTCTAAGTTATACTCTATTGCTATTGCCATGTTTTTATTGAAATCCTTCCAGGGCAATACTTCATTATTTTTGGTTATATATATTGAGTACTTGTTTTCTTCTTCAATTATACTATCTATAATATGACCACCATACACTTCCTGACCTACAGAATAGTGCATGGCGTCATTTTTATAGTCTCTACCTATACTTATCTTACGTACTAGGTGCATTATCTTTCATTTCTCCGGTAACTATATCTATAGACACATCCCCGTATTTTTCTTCTAATGTTTTTTGCACTGCCTCTAGCACGTCCGTCTTTATTTTCATTGTGTGCATAAGATCGTGCTTCTGGAGCTCAATACCTCCAACTTGCATTTGCAATCGGTTAACAGCTTCTACTGCTGCTTTAACACTAGTTAATTCATCGTTTGTAATAAATTTACCACCTATTACAGGTACTTCTTTTTTTGTTTTCTTTTTTGCCATTTGATTAAATTTAAAATTAATATTCCGTTATTTTATTTATTACGCGTTTTTGTTACTTATTGATTTAGCTTTTTCGTACGAACGCCCAACAAAATAAGCCCCATAGACAGTAACTAGTAAAGTTTGAAATATAGGTATATACTCTTCAGCTATTTTAAACTCTCCTATATTGCCGTCAAAAAACGCACAAGCAGTAAATATAACTGTTAAATATATAAGTACCATAGGCCTTATATTTTTAGACAAGAATGAATCAGACTTCATATCTGACTCCCATCTTCTAGTTACTTGCTTTTGCGCATCTGCTTCCGCTTGTTGCAATATAACCTCTATTGCTTTCTTAGCTTCTAGCTTTTCTTCTTTACTTGTTATAAGATTATCGAGAACGCCACCAACTTCTTTGATAACGTTCCCGGTAAGCCATGACCATATTTTATCCATTATTTTCCGTAATACCCTTTCTTATAATTTTTCGCGGGGCTTTTACCGGACTCTTTCGGTTTCGCTAAAGTTTTAGTAACGTCTTTAGAGGTTACTCTTCTAGCTTTTAAATTAGCCTCTCTTTTTTCTTTTCGGTTTTGCTGTTGCATTGTTTGTTTAGCCGGAGAGTCTTTTCTTTTCTTTATATCATTTAACCTATCCGTTTTTCTTTTAGCAGCTCGTTCTTTTCTATCCGCTTTTTTAGTATTTCCAGTTGCTCTAGCTGCTTTAGCTTTGGTTAATTTAACATCAATAGCTTTTTGTTTTCTGTCGGCTGCTTTACTAGGTTTCGCGGTAGTACTTGCTTTAGTCTTACCGGTAATCTTAGAGGTATCATAACTAGGAGATTTAGTTAGCTTTGATTCCATATTAACTTTAGGAGTTCGAATGTCAGCTGTTTTAGCTTTACTAGTAGATGTTTTTATTTTATTACCAGATTTGTCATACCCTTTTATGGTGTCGTCATATTTCCAGCCTTTTTTATCATACTGAGCTTTACGAAGATCAGATCCTATTTTACCTGTTATTTTTCCGCTGCTAGTTGAAGTTTCTTTTACAGGTTCTATTTTTTTAGGCTTTTTTCCTCTAGCTTTCATCATTGCGTATGACTTAGCAGTATATCCCTTTGTTAAATTGGAATCTTTTTTTGTGTCGTAATTAAATAAGCTTGTTTCAAATTGCTTTATACTTTTTTCTCTATTAGCGGCAGCCCGCATAGAAGACTCCATTAATTTAGGGTTTCTATTACTAGCGGCATTTTTAATACTAGCATCTGAGCTTAATACGTTGCTTCTGTATTTGTCAAGCCTTTTATTGTAGTCCGCTACGCCTTGTTCATTTTTAGATTTTAAAGCTTGAGCAGCTTTGTCTGCTTTCGCTTTTTGTTGAGCGTCGTATTTAGTGCCAAAATCATCTCCCCCGGTTTGCTTTGCCGCCGAAGGATTCTTTTTCATGGGTACACCCATTGCTTTCAACAGAGGGTTTGTAACTCCGCCTTTGGTAGTCTTTTGAATCTTCGCTGTAATCGGAGTACAGCCTTTTTGTTTGTATGCCATCTTATTTGTTTTTATATGGTAATAATTTGTTTAATGTTTCTTTTCTCTGCGCACAGCCACAGCCACCTGGTATTTTATCAGCTAATCTTTTTATGCCAGTTGCTTTTGTAAATTTTTCTATGGAATCTCCTAGTCCTTTTGATTTCATAATATTAACAGTTCCATCTACGTCTAGCCGCTCTACCTCTTTCTGAAGTCCAACTTTTAGACCTAGCGCAAAATGCTTTTCGACGTTTTGCAGCTTTACCTCCTTTTTTTAATTTAGAGGGATCTTTAGTAACAGCTGTTTTTAATTTACTACCCGGATTTTTACGTCTATACTCAGCAGTTCCCTTAGCTGTCATACCACCTCCTGCTGCTGCTCCGGTTCCTGTTTTGTTAGCTTTGTTGTAATACCCTAAAGACTTTTTACGAGATGGTGCATCCCCTTTTTTTTTAACTGGGGATTCAGCTCTGTTTATTTCCCTATTTTCCTGTCTAGCCGCTCTTTTATATAACCTATCAGCTTTTTTGTCCCTACCCTCGTCGACTGCTTTAGCCCCTTTAGCCGCTGTTTTTGCTGACTTAGTTTGTTTACCGGGAGCTGCTTCTATCTTAGCTTTTAAATGATCTGGCAAATTATGTTGCTTACCTTTTAAAGCTTTTGCTAATGGTGATTTTGGTGATTGTGAGTATGCCATAATTATTACTTTTTAAAATAATTTTTCTTCATAGGGGATTTTTTCATAAAAAGGCTGGTACCTTTACTAAACTTATTAACAAATGCATCGCCGGCAGAAGTATCTACATCTGTAAGTTCAAATGTGTTTAATTTTGCTGCCTCATTTGCCAATCTTTGAGAGTCGGTTTGAGTGCTTGCGTCGTATGTTTTTTTCATTTTCAAACGCTCTGCTTGCTCAGGCCTAGTAAAATCACCTTGAGTTTCGTCTACATCCGTACTTCTAAATCTAGTATCTAAACCTTTACCTGAAGCTTGCCCTTCTGCAGCATTAGCCGCCCTATCTTTAAAAGCTTTTGTTTCCGCAGCTCTTTCTTCTGCTTTAGCTTTTTGCCTAGCTTTTTTCATAAAGTCTCGCTTAGCCTTTCCTTTTAGCTTCCCGGCTTTAGTTTCTACAGCTTCTCCCTTCTCATTTATAGTGTAACCTTTCGCTTCGCTACGAGCACTTTTTATTTTACCTCTACGAACATCTTTTTCAGCTTTCTTTATAACACGATTCATCTCGCGATTTTCTAGATCACCAACATTATCTTTGTAGTTTTTTCTTTTAGTTTGAAAAGCGGTAATCTCGTCCGGAGTTCCGGGCACATCTGGCTCATCTGGTTCAAAATCCCCAGTCCCTACCTGATCCCTGGGGGCATCTTGGTTCTTAGATCTCCAATCTTTTGCTTCTTTTATTTTATCTTCAGACCAGCCTTCAGCTCTTAAATCGTCCCAAGACTTATTTCTAGTTTTTTCTTTTCCCTTCTTGCCTTTCTTACCTTTCTCGCCTAACTTTAAGTCATAGCTCTTAAACCCTGAACTGTCGTTTAACATTTGGGCGTTAGTATCAAGCAAAGTCTGCTTTAACGCAGAATTATACTCTCCAGCAATTTTAGCTTTTTTTGTTATTGGTGTGGATTTATACATCTTATTGTTTTTTATATGCCTCGGCTTCCCAAGGTAAGTTATGAGCCCCTTCTTCCATAGTTGCTCGTGAATATACTCTAGCTGGTGATCTTGTATCTTTTTTCCAAGTTACCGTATTATTATCATATTGCAACCGGCCTTGTTTCATTTGGTCCATGTGAACTTTTTCGTGATCAATTGCTTCTTGCTTTTCTTTTCCTTTAAGACTCTTATCTATAAATATGGTTCCGTCATTATTAGCTTCTGCTAATACCCCTCCATCTTTTAAATCTTTTTTAAACACTGGAGTATCATAGGTAGATGTTTCTTTATCTACACCTATCATATCCGAAAAGTCTTTAAGTTTGAATGCCATTATCTTTCTTTATCTTTAACCATATCGTCAATAGCCTTATTAAAGGTTTTATCAGTATATGTTTTGTTTTTGTAAAATACGCTCCTACTAGATTGTGGTAAGTTTTCCTCGCCTAATAATATTCTATATACTCTTGTTATAAGGGACTTAGCTTTACGAGACATCTGATATACCGCATATTTAGACGATGTTCTATTTCGTTCTTTAAACACATCGATCCAACCTTCTCTTCTTAATCTCTCCCACCTGTTTTTATCCCAGGTATAAGTATAAGCTCCGTCTATAAAATCCTGTCTTCTAAAAAATTCTTTGCAATCCAGATACACCAATAACTCAAAATCTGCACTTGAAAGTTCATACGTTTTAGTAACCCATCTTCTAGTTAGCCTATAGTACTTAAAGAGGTTCATGTCTCTTAAATCTTTTGGCGATAGCTTCATTCCACTAAAACAATATCATTTGCTTTTATAACATACAACATCTTGTCATTCCAGTCAATACCAAACCCTGCGTGTTTGTCGTACCTTATTATGTCACCTTCTTTTATAGTCGGTACATTCTCCCCAACGCTTACAACGTTGGCTCGAACATATCTTATATCGGTATTTTGCTTATCTGTTAATTCTAAGCCAGCAACCTTCTTAGGTGCTTCTTTTATCTTGTCTACAACTACGTAGTAATTTATTGCCTGCATTATGCTAATCTTTTATTACTGATTACACAATCTGCAGAAATTATAGTGTTGACAACACTAACTGCATTCTTTAGTGCCGACTTTGTAACTAGCACAGGATCTATAATACCTGCTTTAATCATATTAACCTCTTTACCGGTTTTTACGTCTATACCTTTATTCTTTCCTTTAGGGTCAGACATTGAGTGAATGCCCGCATTTGCTAATATAGTTTTAAAAGGTGCTCTAATTGCTTCTAGTAATATCTCTTCACCCTCATTTGCCGCAACAATCTTATTAGCAGCATTAAGTAAAGCTATTCCGCCTCCTGGCACTATACCCTCCTTATAAGCGGCTTTTGTCGCATATATTGCATCTTCAACTCTATCTTTCTTTTCTTTTAGCTCTACCTCGGAGTCTGCTCCTACGAACACAACTCCTACTTGGCCAGACAGCATAGACAATCGCTGTTCTAATTTTTTCTTAAAGAATGGATTTGTTTCGTCTTTTAACTTAGCGACTACGCTATCTATTCTTTCTTTTACTAAATCATTATCAGGCTCTATTTGCAGCACTGTACTTTTATCAGTTGTAACCGCTTTAACAGCTTCTCCTAATACGCTTGGATCTATTAAATCTAAATCATCACCCAGCTCTTCGTTTATTACCTGAGCTCCGGTTAGTATTGCAAGATCTTCTATAGTCTCTTGCCTAGTAGGCCCAAAACCTGGTGTGTCAATAATATTTACTTTAATATTACCTTTTACTTTATTAGCCATTAATGTAGAAAACGGTTGTTGCTCCACTTCGGATATTATAAGTAAACTACGTTTGTTCTTTACGACGTGTTCTAGGACACTTTGTATTCTTCTAATGTTTGGTATTGGCGAAGATACAATAAGGACACACGGGTCGTCTAAGACAGCTTCACCCTTGTCTTTGTCAGTTGCAAAGTGTGGCGACTTTAGTTTAGAATCAAATTGTACTCCTTCAACAAAATCTACATAAGTTTCATTTGTTTCAGACTCT